TATCTTGGGCTTGACCAGCGATGCCCCCAATAGCTTGGCGACAGAGCGGTGGAACCAAAAGGTCGCCCTTCGGGTTTTCGTGTCGACTGCAGGAGATCGTGCCGGTGCCGCGCTACTTTTTCAACGTCCTAAGCGACAGCGAACACATCGATCCGGTCGGGGAGGAATTGCCGGACAAGCACGCCGCTTGGAAAGAAGCCACCGTGATGGCTGGCCAAATCCTTCAAGCCATGGATGGTGATTTTAAGCCGGGCCAGACCTGGCAGCTCGAGATCACAGACGAGTTTGCAAATCCGTTGTTTCGTATCCAGGTGCACGGAGAGAACCGAAAATAGCAGCGACAGCTTATCGCATGTGGAGTATCGCGATGGCCTACCGGAATCCTCGAGACCTTGCCGACCGGATGGCGACCCGGCGCCAGCAGGCCAAGGTCGACGACGGCTTTGTTCGAGAGACTTTCAGCCAGCAGCGAGACCAAGCCCGCCAGACGGCAAGGGAGTTCCTCGATCGTTGGCCAACGGCAGCGTACATGTCGAAGGTCGAGAGCTGGCGAGAACTGCCGGGCGGCGAAATCGAGTTTACGATGATAAGGCTGCGGACCGCTGATTAGGGTTGCACTCAACCGGCCGGCCAGTGGGTGCTGTTCTCGGACACGCGCACTATCGAATTAGGATCTCTTAGATTTTATCCCTGCGTCGGGCATCGGACAGACCTGCCAAAGCCAGTCATCCATATTTTCCGGGCGTATGTGGGCATTGCGATCGACGCGGCAGAACGCTGCTTGCAGTTATGACGATGACGGGCGCGATGGTGTGGCTGTCTATGTGGCTGGTATTTTTCTAAGCGCGGTCCAAACGACAGGAACAACGGTCGCCCCTGAAACTTAGGCATTCAATGCGTTTCCCCGAGGCGCATGAGGCTATCTTATCCCATAGCCGAAGTAGCGGCCCCACTGACCTGCCAAGGCTGGGGCCGCTTCTTTTCTTTTGCGCGACAAGGAATTGGCGGCCTTACTTCAAAATTCGGTTCCCTCAACACCGGGCACTCGGGGTCAAATACGGTTTAGCTGCGGGCTGCATGACCGCCGGCACTTAGCGGCCACCAAACAGGTACCAGCCGGCAACGAGCGCCAGTGGCGCGAGAGCTGCCAGGAAAAATAGAATGGGGGAGGGCTCGTTGCCCTGCTTCTCTTCGCTCATCTGTATCAAAGTGCGACGGCCGGCCATCGGTTCCAGACCGAGCACAACTGTTGTCGAATGATCGAGCGGACGAACACAAGGCGGGAGTACTTACCGTTTCATGCGCTCCTCAAGCGCGGCCAGATGGCGTTTCGCCCGAACGATATCGTCATAGGTCAGGTCCGCCCGCACCCGCGCCCATACGGCCTTAAAGTTCGCCTGGCACTCCTTTAGCGTCGCACCGGTGCCGCGGTTATCTGGCGGCTGCGGTTTGCCGTAGACGTCGACACCGAACCACCATGCCGGGCGGCCGCTCGGGACGCCGTCCTGCTTCAGGATCCGCCCAATCGGCAGGTCCTGCCAGAACACCTGGTAATCGTCGGCGAAGCGCTCGCCGTTGATCCGGGTCGGTCGCAAGTGCAGGCTTTCATCGTCGGGAAGGGTCTGGGGCATTGGATAATCAGCGGGCGGTCAGAGATCGGGTTCGGTTCAATCCCGTCTGCGGGTCAATCGACTGTCTTTAAATTCATAAGCAATAGGAGAATCTTCAGCCAACCGATTGGCGCGCTTCTCCCATCTTTCCGCCTCTGCGATCCAATAGGTACGGCGCTCCATGTCTGCTTCCGCCTTGTGGCGGCATCTGGCGGCCTCAGCGTGATATGCGGTGTTGCGGTCCATCGTCGCGGCCATGAGATACGATCTCTATTCCAACACAATCGAAAATATCGCTGCCCTAAGCAAAAAGAAACCGCCATCCCACGACAGCGGGTTAGTCAGTTGAGGAACGCACGCTGGTGCGTCCGTTGAGCGTAGTGCGCGGGCACCTAACCCAAACGGGGGATGGACCTTTTCAGCTTCTTGAGACTTATTTCGCGCTGGGGTAATTTCAGGCCCGGCATTCGGCCAACGTCCGTCAGCGATTATATTCCGCTGCGCGGCGTTGCGCGATTCCACCCAAAAGAAAGCCCCCTGATTACCAGCGGGCTAAGAGTTGACTGCCGTGTGCAAGGACGGGCCGGGGGTGCCCGTCCGGCCTGATAATGCTCGGACGAGAAGAGGGTTCCGCCCGTCCCACTTGGCGGCCAAAAGAAAGGCCCGCCATAGGGGCGGGCCAAGTCTCGGGGAGGAAACGCCATGGGCGTCGTCCGACCTGATAATGCGCGGGGGTGGGGAGGGGTTCCGAACCAACCTGAGCGACATGGCGATTGGCGAGGGAGCGCCTGCGCGGTGGCGGTTGAACGGGACGACACCCTAACCACCTGGACCTATGGGTCCCCCAAGGAGCCCCAATACTGCAAGAAATGGCTTAAAATGAACTGTAATTTAAAATATTTAGTTCAATAGGGCGCAAAGGTCGCAAGGAAAACTCGTGCCGGAGCCCCTATATTGCTTTAGAGCCAGCGTGAACTTCCGTCTAAATTGGGAGTTTGATGCTTGACACTGATCGAGGCGCACCGACATGACTATCGCGCCTGTGGAGGATTCTCGTGACTGCATCTGCCAAGACCCCGGCCAAACGCCGGAGGGCTAGGACGTTTGCCGACGGGCTCGTGATGGGCCTTGCTGCGCCGTCGCTCCTCGTTTCCGGCATTTTGACGGAATATAATCCGTCGCGCACGTCGGGACTGGGGAGTGCTTGGAACAATGTCGGACACTACATCAGACAGAGTTCCGACGCCCATAGAGCTGCCAACGGCCGCTCCAAGCGACGCACATAACGCCGAACGACTTACGCGGACGCTTGAACGTCACGGCGTCCCCGGCGATGTAATTCAGCTTGTTAAAATGGAAGTGACGCGGTTCCACACAGGACCGCTTCCGACAGTCGAAAGCTATGAAGGCTACGACCGAGTCTGTCCCGGAGCAGCACGAGAAATCCTTGATATGGCTGTGCGCCAACAGACGCATGACCATCACATGGAAAAATACAACGCCAACAGTGAATTCTGGCTTCCAGTCATCGGCGTTGGCGCGGCTGTACTAACAGTTGTTTCGATGTTTATTGCAGGAGTTTTCCTGGCATTTAATGGTCACGAAAACTTAGCGATCGGCGTCTTGAGCGGCACCGGAATCGTGACTGTCGTTGGCGCGTTTTTGCAGCGGGGCAAGTCAAGCGATCCTTCCCCACCTGAGCCACCTCGAACGGGTGGAAAGCTCACGAGAAGCGAGCGCCGGCGGCGTGCTGCCCAAGCTAGAAAAAACATGATCAATCGCTAAAGCCGCCTCATTCGGCGATATGCCGCTGCCAATAGTCGGTGAAGTCCACGGACTTGCCGCGCTTCATGGCCAGTGAGGCTACGCGGCTCGCCCGTTCACATGAATATGTTACTAACCCTGCTCCAGCGGGGTTTTCTATAATGAAGAGACCTCCAACTGAGGGCCTTGGGCTAAAACCCAAACACCAGCGCCAGCAAGAGCGCGATCAAAGTCAGAAAGCTGACTGCGAAGATGATTATAAAAAAATGACGCATCCTTGCCGATGGTTCCTCAATCCAATCGTTCAAATAGATCGGCAGCTTACTTCGGTGGCTGTAATCCGCCGTTGATCCAGCCCTGAGCTTCCGGTGTCGCCATGGGATCGGACGGTGCGTCGCACTTTGGACAGGCGAACGCCCTTTGTCGTGGACGTTGGCCGGTAAAGACCTTCGCCAATTGCCCTTGGCATTTGGGGCAGGTCAGCTGTTCGGTGGTGGGCATGATTGTCCTCCAGCGTTCATAGGCGCGCTATTATTTGGTTGGGATCGGGCTGCCGTCAACATGGAACCGACCGCTCCGGGGGGGTCTATGAATGGATTGTGCCGACCATCGCGAGCGTCATGAGCGCCAAAAACGCAACTAGGAAGATATGAGCGAGCCAGAAGCCGATCCGCTCTGGCGTTCCGTTAAGTTGTTGAGTCATTTGTTTTCCTCTCTTGCACTCCGGCGGGGCTTTCTATTGGAGAATGTGGAGCGGATTCGATGAATCGAACATCGGTCTGCGACCTGGAGTCGCCGCTCTACCACTAAGCTAAATCCGGTAGTGTCTCAGTTTGGCTAACTGAACTTTTTGGTTAATTGGGAATAGTCACTTTCCCGATGGGAAGCACTGGTGATTGCGGTCCAGCCATACGAGGAAAAAAGTCTGGTCAATCATCGCGCCATGAACTCTGGCCTTGTCCGACACGCGGAGCTCGGTCAAAGGGATATCCTCGGATAGCGAGGATGGGCGGCTAAACCCTCTAGCTGCAGGACCCCGGTGAGTTTTCCAAATTAGTCCGGGGTCAGTTTTTATTTGGCTTGCCGTTAGGCTCTGAGCCCTATCGATAAATCTAGTCAATCGCTTCAATTCTTTGCTTTGCCAATCGGAAAAGCACTGAGTGCCTGAGTGCCAATACTTTAGAGAAACGGAAACAAGCACGTCCTTTTCATCTACCGACTCCAAAACTGGAGTTTCGACAGGCTCTTCGTCGGGAAGTTTGATTTCGTCATCAACCACGTTCGGAACGCAAAAGCGATTTGAAGTAGCGGGTCATGTCTGCCGTTGAAATGACCTCATTACACCTCGCGTCTGGCGTAAGATCGCCGCGCGCGTTTAACCACGGTGGCTCTCTATGCGTCATTCGCTCAAGTCTTTTGGCAGTATAAATGCCGTACTTGCGATCGACCGCGAACAGCAAGCGTCGAGTTCTATCGTCGAAGCGGCGGGAGTTTCGCTGTTCAGGTATCGAGTTATATCCGTATTCCTTGAACTGATCCCAAACGCTTACTTCCACGGGACCGTGCGCCCATGCTTCCATGTCTTCTTCGAAGAGCGGTGCATCGAAATAGGCAAGATGCCAACCCTGAGCGTAGTAGAGCAGCTTTTGTACCTTCAGATGCGTGATGTCGTCCCCGGATTCTCGATCCGTGGCGTTAACAAACCATCTCGCGACATCAATTGGGACGGGCATGAGAATCGAGTTCCTGCTCTCACTATTATACCACTCCTGATAAGAGCGGTCACTACTTGAACACCCTTAATAAAGGGGCGGATCCTTTGAAGATTTAGCGCGATCATCCCGCGCGTCGATCAAGCCGACAATGCGCTCCATGCTCCACAGGGTATCTGAGACGCCAGCGGCCATCGCGGGCGACATCTTAAGCGTCTTATGGATGCGGCAAAAATTGTAGAACATGAAATATAGCGCGAGCGCGTGGCAGTGGTTCTCGAACTTCTTGCTGAAGGCGTTGGTGAGCCGGGTAAAGCGGCGCATTCCCATTCGCATGTTCAGGTTCTGGCGCTCAACGTAGCTCGTCGAAATATGCTTTGGGTCTGGCTCGCCTTGGATGGGCTCTTTGCGAGCGCCGATGCATTCTCCGGGGCTGTATTTGCGTTCTTGGTCGCTACCCTGCGGACCGCCATACAGCTTCACAAGCATGGCATAATCAACATCGGCACCCAACGTGCTCTCAACCGCTTGTAGATAAGCCTTGTGCCCGTCTGTGGTAAGTTGAACGCGCGTCTTGAGACGGGAGCGTAAATCTTCCATCAGCGCATAGGCGGCCACAGCATCGCGTCCGCCGACCCACCAAGAAACAATCATTTTCGAGTCTGCGTCGAGAGCGGTCCAAGTCCATGTATCACCAGCGCCAGCAATGGGTGCTTTCATACCCTTGACGTTCTTCTGCTTCGCGGCCGTGAATGACCATATTTCGTCGCACTGAATGCGCTTGCTCTGAAGCCCGCGAACATACTGATCGTGGTAGGCCGAGCAGACCTCGCCAGCGTCAATCAGCAGCTTTGAAACGGTGTTGATTGAAACGTCGCAAACCCGAGAGATTGACCGCATGCTGCTCCCCTCGCAGAGCAGGGAGAGAATTTGAATACGAGTTTGCAACGGGAGCTTGTTCATAGCTCCCGTTATAATGAACTTTATGCTTGAGTGTCAAGCATATATTTCAGTTAAGAAAAGAGCGCCTTTTCCAATTGCTTAACCCCGACCTTTCGCGGTCCGGAGTTTCGGAATGGCGACGTCACGATTGCTTTCTGAAGTATCTGACGGTACTTCGCCACCTGAGCCTGCTTCCGCGCTTTGCTGCGCTCCGTGCCCGGCGACGTCTCTAGAACCGTCGGTCGCGCCTTCGGTTTCTGCTGATACATTTTCCTTAGCCTCATTGTTCAGATACAGAACGGCGGGTGTCTCCGATCTGCTGAGGGAACGCGGCACCGCCGCGTCTGATCCTAGCAAATCAATCAATTCTTTCAGGTTCCCTTCAATTGAACCGACATTCTCGAATAATTCCTCCGCTTCAGTCCGGTCGATAACAAACCCGTGAGAAGGGTATCCCCTTACCAAGGATTCAATCCCGTCAATATCATCATCTTGGGTCACATTGTGCGTATGTGCGTCGAGCCGAACTGCGTATTCCTCGGCAATACGCGTTGAACGAAAATCTTCACCAATTTTCATTGGGTCCATTTGACCAAATATAGGTGACAACAGTCCAGTAGTTAATGTGGCAGATAGTTCGGCAGCTGTTTTTGTCGTAATCACGCCACCGGACCTTTTGATAAAATCCAGCATGAATGTCTCGAACATGCCGAAGGCCACGGTTTGAAGGCTACGAAACGAAGAATCGATAGTTAGTCCCGATGACCTTAGCCCAAGTTCATCAGGCTTGGTCAATTGCACATCGAGAGGACCCAATTCTCCCAAGTCGCCAATAAGAAGTTCGTGAGCGCCGACACATATCAAGGTGCCAGCGCTTTTACACCATCCAGGAACTACCACAGTGAACCGCTGGTAGGACGATTGGAGACAGCGAGCGATACGAAAGGCGGCGTTAGCGTCGCCCCCTTCTGTAGCCAGCGCCAAGATAAGGTTTGGCCGACGGTGCTTGCGACCCAAGACACGCCTGATCAATACATGGTCAATGCCGTTATCCATTCCGCCGTTACACAGCAGAATGTCGGCATCGCACTCCTCCGCTACGATATCCGCCTTAGCCTTTATGGCTTCTTGGCGGGCCTTTTTATCGGTCATTCGCCCCATCGCTTCTTCGCGGCCTTCACCGCTATCTCACGCCTTTGTTCCGGGGTCAACTTCTGGGACCTAGCCGGGCCCCCCTTCAACCCTCCCTTGCGGGCGTACTCTTTACCGCCGCCAGAACTGGTTTCCTCAATTTCACCAGTCGCGATCTTGGCGACCATGATGGCGGCGCCGATAGCGTCGGCCGGTCGCTTCTCCCCTTTGGGGCCTCTGGGCATCCGATGGTCTCCTGCATTGGCACCATCATAGCATAGGGCCAACGGCCCATTCTAACAGGGGTCAACCCGGTAAATTTGGCGCAAAACGGCAAACTGAGACACTACCCTAAATCCGCATGTCAGCTGAACACAGATCTCAGAAAATTCGTAATCATCCATGCAAAGGCGCCGGCACGACGACTTCGCCGTCGATGATGGCAGACCGCGCGTTGATCAGAAAAGCATCGTTGGCAATTTTCTTGAACCTGTTGGTCCAGTCGTTTCCTCGGCGGGTGAAGACCCTCACTGTTTCATTCGCGATGTGCAGTTGAACGCGATAGCCGTCGAACTTGATCTCATGGATCCAGCGATCGCCGTTCGGCACCCCGCTCGGCCGCCGTCGCGAGAGCAGGTTCTATGAATCCGGGAAGAGCGCCTTCGCTCCGATAGGGACTGGTTTCTTGCGCTGAAACGCCATGTTCACACAAGGCGCATAGGCAGCGGCAGCTGGACGTCGCGGTAACGTCCTTCATAGCGATCGGTGAAATCTTGCAGATAGAATGGGATGTCACGCCCTTGCAGATCGCAGCGTCGCCGCAGCTCCTGCACTACATCCTCGGAGACGTCCTGCGACCACTTCTCCACGGTGTTGAAGGCGACGACGCGGATAGGGTTGTTATACTGGCCCGTTAGAAGGTCCTGGATCACCGTTTCGAGGTCGGTATCCTCATACTCGGCTTCGCGCCAAACGTCGCCGGTTTTGAAATCATCGGCCACCAAATAAACGGTCTGATCGTGCTCATTCGGCACGATCGAAGGCGTCCAATTCGACTTACGCATACCCGGAACTCCACACTACAGAACCGGGATTCAAGTGGCGGCAGACGGATTCGTTCCGGGTGAGAGGGTTCCGGCGGCCTTTTCTATTTCGGGCGCGGGGGAGGGGGAGGGGAAGCAGGTCCTTCGTATTTCTCTTCTCTTCCGTCTGGCCATGTCACCCAAGCGATGGCTCGAGCCTCGCTCGACAACCGAGACAAGAAGTCGTCGATCTCACCAAAATCGGCGAACTCCCGCGCCGGTCCAGTTTGGTAGCCGACGCGGGAGTTGGGTTCGCGGACAGGATAAAAGCGCAATGTGAATGGCATGGATCTTCTATTCCGGCCTTAGTCGCATTCCCGCGCGGCTAGCTCTGGCCAAGAGCAGATGTGAATTTTTCGAAGTCGCGGAATCGCACCTCAGACCCCTGCATTAGCGCATGTATTGAGCCATCTTCAGCGACTCGATACGGCACACCGGCAAACACACCGTCTGGCTCGAATGGCCTGGCCGCGCGGTCGACGGTCACGCGATCGGCTCGACCGAGAAAGCTTGATCTCGGTAAGGACGGTGGTCGCTGCAACGATGCACGTAGCAGGCGTTCATGCTTCAAGTTTGGAAATACGAGCAGGAGCAAAATACCGATGAGGGGCGAAAGAAAGAAGGCCACCACAAACCAAGCAATTCCGCTCCGGCCCCGGGCATCCGCCGCGGCTGCGGCGACGAAACAAAATGCCAGCCACCCGATGAAAATCAGCATTTCGGAGCGTTCTCTTACCTTGCCCTGGCCTGCTTCTTCCCGCTTTTGACTGGACGGGAGGCAGAGCGGCCTTCGGGTGGCTTCCACCAAAATTGATCGCCTCGGATACCAAGTTCGTCCGCCAACGCCGCGATCTGGCCGAGTGTAAAGTTGATCGGGTATGCTTCGAAAGCCAGGTACTCGTTCTCGGGCATCCCGGCGGCCCTAGCGGCAGTGTCGACCTTGTCGCCAACCATGAATTGCCGCCACTCCTTGACGTAGAACCTGTATCGCGAGGATTTCAGGAATTTGGATGGTTTTGGAGCGGTCGTCTGATCGGTCTTTTTCGCCGGCGGGCCAGAGCCTTCTTCGCTCATCAGCCAATCGAGGGTGACCCCCAGCACCGCAGCCAGCTCGGGGAACTTATCTTGGTCCGGTCGATGGGTTCCGATTTCCCATTGCGACACGGTCGGCCGCTTAATGCCGAAATGATCCGCGACTTGTTGCTGGGTCAGATCGGCGCGGGTCCGGGCCAGCCTAATGCGTTCATTTAACTCCATAATTCAAAGTAGGCTAAGCCTACGGAGGCGTCACCTACATGATGCTTGACAAGGTAGGTAGGCGTCACCTACTATTCCTCCATGATCGAAATTGTCGCGAAAGCCGCTGAGCGGGCAGGGGGCATCGTTAAGCTCGCGGAAGCGCTCGGCATAAAGCACCAGTCCCTTTACTCATGGGATCGCGTTCCGGCTGAACGCGCTCTGGACATCGCGCGAATCGCCGAAGTCCCGCCGCACGAAGTTCGAGCCGACATCTATCCGGCGCCCTCCGAAACGGGGGAGGCCGCATGATCCGAGACACAATCGTCTGCTGGCTGATTTTCAACGAACTGGCGATCATCATCGGCATTGAGATTTCCGGGCGAGGTCGCGCATGAGACATCTCGACACGCGCTCCATCTGCGACGAATGCGGACGTCCCGCGTCAGTAGAGCGTGGCATCGTGTTTCTTTGCGAACGCTGCGACACGACAATCACAAATTCAATTTCCCTCTCGGGGGAAACAGAGACCGCCGCAGTGCTTCCGTCAGCCCCCCTGTTGGGTGCTGTGGCGGTCTCGACTAATTCCGCGATTGAGGCATTGCCTCTCGCGTCCACGGCTCCCGGCCCGTCGCAGTCGACAGGGATGTCTAGCGACGATCCTAACGCAGGAGGCGACCATGAAGCTGTAACCCCGCTTTTAATTGAATCAGAGAGTTTTGAAAAAACTGAAATTGCTATGACCGGTACATCCCCCGGCGCGTGTGGCACCGAGCGCGAGCGAGTCGGTGCAGCCAATTCAGTCCCTGACCGTGGGAACATCGGCAAAGAAGCGCACCCCGCCGTGGGTACATCGGTCGTTTCGTGCGATGAGGCCGACGGCAACGCCGGCAAACAACCGCCTATGGCATCCCGGCTCGCGCCACCGGTCTCGCACGACCCATTCTCAGATGATCTCGGAATCCCGTCGTTTCTCCGGCGCTCGCATCCTGATTGCATCATCAAAAATTCCACGACGTTAATCGTCACACACGACAGCCTGATCCAGGCGTCGCCGGCGTCGTCTTCTACTGCATCCATCCCAACCACCTGAAATCTGAAGGAGAAGTTCATGTTGTTTTTGTCTGCCCAATTGATTGGGAGCACTCTCCCAATCGCCTCCCGAGGGGCTTGGGACGTCCCAATTTCATTGGGAGGCGCGAATGTCTGACGCAGCGACGATGCTCAAGGAGCTTTCGCAACCGTGGCGTCCGGGTGAGTTCGTGAAGGATGCGCTGATGCGCGTCGCGCCGCTCGCCGGCCTGTCACCTACGCGCGCAAGCGACATTTGGTACGGCAAAGCCCGCCGGGTCGAAACGCACGAGCTGGCAACTATCGCAGACGCCCTCGCGAAGAAAAACGTGAGGTCAGTATGGAATCGCATTCACAATATCGAGGTCGAACTTGCCCAGCTTAAGTCAATCATTAACGCGTCTAGCGCGGACTTTGGCCAGTCGCCCGTTGATAGCGGCGGCGGCCGGCTGCGTGTGGCTCGCCAAGATAATCGCTCCTCCGCAGGAGGGCGCTGAAAATGCTTCCGACGGTGAGCAGAGCAGAGATCAACAACAGCGATGATGTCATCGCCGAACCGCATCTCGTCCCGGTTCGGCGCCATCGCGCCAATGTCGTCGGTTCACCGAAGGCACAGTGCGAAGGGAAGAAGGCGTTTGACGGCAGGGAACTCGCCAACATTGCCGCCAAGCGCATCGCAGGTCGTGTCGCATATCGCTGCCAATACTGCCGGAAGTGGCACGTCGGCGGGAAACTTGATCGCTGATCCAACAAGGATGGGGTAGGGGCCAAATGCAAACAGCAATTCATGATCCTTATGCGGGCGTCGTTCCGTTAGCGTTGAAGGCGCACATCGACCGGAAAGCCAGGCTCGATCGGTTTCAGATGAAGGCTTTCGCCCCGCTACCGATCGCGCCGGCGCCCGAGCGCATCGAAATCCACGAAGATCCGGTCGACGACACATCGATCGAGGTCATCGCCTGCAACGGCCAGGTTGTCATACTCACCGAAAATGAAGTTGAGGAAGCCCACGCGATCTTCGAGCGCCGGACGGGCGGTCGCCCGTCAATCGAATGTATTCAGCGCTTGGCGTGTCAGCACTTCAACTTATCGCACACCGAATTCCTTTCCATGCGCAGAACGAAAAGCCTCGTCAGGCCCCGTCAGATCGCAATGTTTCTGGCGAAAGAACTCACCCACAAGTCGCTCCCCGAAATCGGCCGCAAATTCCGCGGGATGGATCACACCACCGTTCTTCATGCCATTCGTAAAGTCGCCGAGCTCATTGAGGTCGACGACGGCATGAAGGCGGCCGTCGGCGAGTTGCGCTCGCAGATTCTCGGGGAGGCGCAATCATGACGCGCAAATATCGCGACGCATGGCCGGAGGATCAGGTCGAAATCCTGCGCAAGCTTTGGGCGACCAATCTATCGGCATCTGAAATCGGCGCCGAGATGGGTATTTCAAGATCCACCGTATTGGGGAAGGCCCATCGCCTGAACTTGTCGGCCCGCGCGGAAAGAGGGCCGGGCCGCTTCAATGTCGGAATAAAGCTACGACGGGCGCGGCCAAGGGCCGTCATGCTCATTACCCCGCTCGGTCGGACTCTCACGATCAAGAAAGTGGCTCCGAAGGCTGATCGCAAGATCACTTGCCTTCCCGGACAGTCGAAAACGTCTGCCGGCTATCGCTCACAATTCGGAATGGCACCGGAAATGTCATCTGCCAAGCTACGTGAATTTTTGGCTCAGGCTGTTCGGAATACGGCGAGGGCCTGATGGAGCTATTCGAAAATCCGGCATTCTTAGGTGAGCGCGGCTTGATCCGAATGGATCGCGGCATTTGTCTTGCCGTGGAAGCGCAGGACCGGGACGACGGAAGTTATACTGACGCTCTTTACGAATGCATATGCGCTATCGCGCGCGAGCAACTGACCGTCCATATCGACGACGTCCTGAAACGCTTCACGCGCAAGCCGGCGCACCCGAATGCGAACGCTGGTCCGTGGCGCCGTGCCAAGAACGATCGAATTATCCGGCCATCAGGCCACGTCCGCCGATGCACTGCGGACAGTTGCAAAAATGCTCACATTTACCCCGTCTATGAAAGCATGATCTATGCCCACAGCCACGCTTGAGCGCTTTCCGAAGACCGTTTCCGCCTGTCATGTCGAGATTATCCGGCTCCGAAAGGAACTGGAAGGCGGCGACGCGGATCGTATTGTCTCCCTCGAGGAGGAGCGGGACGAGCTCAAAGACGAGATCGAAACCGCGAGCAAGGAGATTGACGATCTCGAAGAGCGCGTGAAAAAGCTCGAAGAGAACGAGCATCCCGACGTTATCGATGCCGTCGACAACTTCCTTTACCAGGTCGAGCGTCCAGTCGGCGAATTCAAGTTTGACGTAATTCATGAAGCGGCGACCGATCGTGCCATTGTCCGCCTTTTTGACGCGGTGGGGCGCCGGCCATGAAATTCACCGTTCCCGCAGGCGTCTTCCTTGACGGACTCAAGTCGGTTCACGTTCGCTCAAAGGCGAACTCGCATGAGTTGCTGAAGCATATTCGTTTTGGGCTCGAAGGATCGCGGCTCACGCTCTTGGGCCACGATCAATCGTCTTCGAGCGAGGCTTATCTATCGGTAGACGGAGAACAAGACGGCGCGTGCGCCGTGCCTTCGGATTCAGTCGTCAAGCTGGTCGGCTCGCTGCCGAAGGAGGCTCATATCCAAGTCGAGCGACAAGAATTTAATATCATCATCAAGTCCGGCCGATCGCGCTACAAACTCCCTGTTCTGGTTATCGATAGCTTCCCGGAGCCGTTACAGTGCGTTGATGCGGTATCGGTCAACCTGTCAACGAAGGACGTTCAGCAGCTATTCGACCGTCCGCGGGTCGTCATTGATCCAGACGATCAGCGTTTGCAGTTTCAGGGCTGTTATCTGCACTTGGTCGACGGGCATTTGGCGAGCGCGGCGATCGGTCATTATCACTTCATCCGCCTATCGAGTGAGGCGAAGCTTCCGGAACTGATCGGGGTTATTATTCCCGTGTCCGGCATGGAGGAAATTGCCCGGCTTGGCCCTGGTAAGTTGTCCGTCTCGGAGCGCACCGTCGCCTATGAGGTCGAAGGTCGTCGCTTCTGCTCGAAGCTGATCGACTCCACGTACATCGATTATGCGAGATCAATCCCGGCGCTCGGCAGTCATGTCGAAATTGATCGCTTGGATATGCTGGCCGCCGTTCGCCGATTGGCAATTCTCACGGCCAAGGAGAGCGACGTTCAAATTGATTTTTCGGAAAGCGAGCTCCGCCTGTCGATCGATGGTGCCGGCGAGGGTGACGAAACGCTCCAGGCCAGCAATGCCATCCCCGGCGCCACGGTCTCAATTTCCCCAGGCCAGATTGTTGATGCTCTCTCTCTGCCCGCTGGGGAAGCTATCCACATGCACGTCGAACCGGGCAAGCAATACATCCGCATGGTCGATCCCTCGGAGCCGGCGGCGCTGTTTCTGGAAAGTACCCGCATCCCTCGTCGCGCGAGGATGGCCGCATGACGCCGGACTATCTTTCATTCCTTGAGAGGAAGGCGGCCAAGGCTGATCCGCGCGGCCTTGCGGTCGTGCCGGAGCTCGCCGGGCATCTCTTTCCGTTCCAGCGGTCCGTTGCGGAGTTTGCTCTGCGTGTCGGGCATAGCGGGTGCTTTCTGGATACCGGCCTCGGCAAAACCGAGATCCAGCTTGAGTTTTGCCAGAAGGCAATCGAGGCCACGAACGGAGCTGCAATTCTCTGGACACCGCTCGCGGTCGCGGGACAGACAAAACGCCGAGCGGAGCGATGGGGTTATGACGCCAAGGTAATTCGCGACCAGTCGGAAGCGTCGCGGGGCGTCATCAACATCTGCAATTATGACCGCCGCGACAAAATCGACCCGTCTTTCTATCCCGTCGTGTCGTGCGACGAGGCTTCAATCTTGAAGAGCTTCACCGGCGCAACGACTAAGGGACTCACCGCCGCCCATCGCGGTGCGAAGTTCAAGCTTGTAGCGACCGCCACTCCGGCGCCGAACGACCATATGGAGATCGGCAATTACGCCGACTTCCTCGAAGTCATGGCCGGCAACGAGATGTTGTCGCGGTTCTTTATAAATGACACGTCGACCGCATCACAGGAGTGGCGGCTCAAAGGCCACGCTGAGGCAGCGTTTTGGGATTGGATGGCATCATGGGCGAGGATGGCCGAGAAGCCATCGGATATCACCGGAAACGTCCTTGACGACGCTGGCTACGATCTTCCGCCCTTCGAGATCGTCCGACATGCAGCGCGCGACGATAACGCTAATCTGGATTTCGCTGCGATGTTCGGCGCGCCAGCGCTATCGGCGACCAATCTCCATGAAGTGAAGCGGCAAACCGTCAATTCGCGAGCCGATACCATTTCCGAAGCGATAGCCCGTGACCCCGACGAAACATGGCTGGTCTGGTGCGATACGAACTATGAAGCCGACGCTCTCATGGCAGCGATCCCGGACGCAATCGAAGTCCGCGGCTCGCAGTCGATCGACGAGAAGGAAGAGCTGTTAGAGGCGTTCGGGACAGGCCAGGCCAAACGCCTGATCGCCAAGCCGTCCATGTGTGGGTACGGGTTGGACTGGTCACACGTCGCCCGCATGGCGTTTGTCGGCCGCTCCTATTCCTATGAAACTTGGTATCAGGCGGTCCGTCGCGCTTGGCGCTTCGGCCAGAAGCGGGCCCTGCAGGTTCACCTTGCCGTCGCAGAAGGCGAGGGCGAGATCGGCCGCACCATCGATCGTAAGGCCGGTGACCACGCCAAGATGAAAGCCGCGATGCGTGACGCGATGCGCCGCGCCACAAGCCAGGCGACCGTTCGTCGCGTTGCCTACACCCCCAACCACGTTACGGAGACGCCGGTATGGCTGAAATCCGCTGCCTGAATTCCATTGAAGGCGAGGGCTGGAAGGCCATCAACGGCGACTGTGTCGATGTCATCGGCCAACTGCCCGCGAACAGCATTGGCATGTCGGTTTACAGCCCGCCATTCGGGTCGCTGTTCGTTTATTCGGAATCCGCTGCTGACATGGGCAACAGCACAGACGCGGAATTCGCCAAGCACTACTCATATCTGGTGCGAGAAAAATTCCGCGTGACGATGCCGGGTCGGCTGACGGCCGTTCATTGCTCCGATCTTCCGATGACGAAATGGAAGGACGGCGCCGTCGGGATCAAGGACTTCTCCGGCCAGATCATCCAAATCCATGAAGAGGCGGGCTGGATCTTGCACGGCCGCCGCACGATCTGGAAATGCCCGGTCGTCGAGATGACCCGCACGAAGCATGTCGGGCTGCTCTACAAGCAATTGCAGAAGGACAGCAGCAAGTCTCGCGGTGGCATGCCGGACTACATGCTGACGTTCATCAAGCCCGGCGACAATCCGGAACCGATCCGCCACACCCCGCAAGAGTTTCCGCTCGACCAGTGGCAGGAATGGGCATCCCCCGTCTGGATGTCGATCGACCAGAGCAACGTCCTCAACGTCAAGGCGGCAAAGCAGGCCGGCGACGAGAGGCATTTGTGCCCGTTGCAACTGGATGTCATCGATCGCGCTTTGGTTATGTGGAGTAATCCAGGCGACGTCGTTCTCTCGCCATTCATGGGGATTGGCTCGGAGGGCGTCCGGTCGGTGAAGCTCGGCCGGAAGTTCATCGGCGTCGAGCTCAAGGAAAGCTATTTCAAGCAGGCGGCGCGCTACATCGATGCTGAAGCGCGGCAAGATGACTTGTTCGGCCGCGACGTCGCCTCGATCTTGGAGGCCGCAGAATGACCCTCGAAGCTCTCAAAAAGTATGACCTGATCTATACGGGGACGCCGTACTCAAAATACCCAGGCGGCATCGAGGCGGCATTCGTTGACGCTTGCCGGCTAACCGGCCGTCTTCTGACCGCAGGCCTCAAGGTCTATTCGCCGATCGCGCATACGCACCCGATCGCCGTCCACGGCAATATAGACCCTTACGATCATGCGATCTGGCTCCCGTTCGACGCCGCCATAATGGACAAGGCGGACGCTATGATTGTTGCGATGATGACCGGTTGGGATACGTCCTTCGGCGTCCGGTATGAGATCGACACGTTCGTCGCAGCCGGGAAGCCGGTCTACTTCATGTCGCCGGTCGATCTCTCATATGCGCCGTCGGCGCCGGTGATCGCGGCATGAGCGACGTCGTCAACCATCCTAGCCACTACAACGCACACCCCTCCGGTGTCGAATGCATCGCCGTGACCGAGCATATGAATTTCAATCTCGGGAACGCCGTCAAATACATCTGGCGCGCCGGCCTGAAATCGGATGCGCCGATTACCGACCTGGAGAAGGCGGCTTGGTACGTTAACCGCGAGATCGCACGGCTGAAAAACGTTTCGCGTGAAACAAACGACGCACTTTAGGTCCGAGATGAGCAACACCAGCTACATGACCGCAAATCGCCGAGGGACGCGCGCCGGCTGCGCTGACGGTCGCGTGCGGATATGCGTCACACTCAAGGAAGAGACGTTCGTCGCGCTACGAGACCGCGCCGCAGCACGCTCGCATACCCTATCCGGGGAAGCCGCGATCCTAATTGAGAAGACCGTCGGCGACCTGAAATCGCTCCAGGTGGCGTCATGACACCCCACAACCCCGACGACATCGCAAAGCTCGCCTATGCCATTGCAAAGGATATGTCCGCAAAGGACGCGCGGGAAGCCGTTGCAGGACTATTCGAAACGACACCAGACGAAGCTGCGCGAGCTATTGCACGCGGGCGGGAATTGGCGCGGCGGGAAGGGAAGGCGGCATGAGCCGGTGGCTACGCATCAATGAGGATTGCATCGACAATCCGAAGATACTGAAGCTGCCGGAGGCGTTGCGCTGGCAGTGGGTAGCGTTGCTGTGCGTGGCCTCTAAGAATGACGGCGTCCTGCCTCCGATCGATGACGTGGCGCTCTGCCTGCGCGTTCCAGAGGCTAAGGCGGCCGAGTTCATCACGAAGCTCGTTAAGGCGAAGCTGATCGACAAGGATGGTGACCATTTTGTCCCGCACAACTGGGATAAACGGCAATACAAAACGGACGCATCAGATCCTACAAACGCCAAACGCCAAAAGCGTTACCGGGAACGTCACCGTAACGATAGTAACGGCGTTACGGATAACGGTAGTAACGATGTTACGGTCAAACGACCAGAAGCAGAAGCAAAGCCAGAAACAGAATCAGAGCAGAGCAGAGCAGACGCCAGCGCGCCGATTGATGAGGATTTGAAGAGGAAGGCATCGGCACTCGCTGCTGGTGTTTCCGGTCACTTCCTCGGTCGTGGACAGCCGATCCCTAACCTTGATCGTTGCTTGCTTTGGCTCACGCAGGGGTACGCTTT